ACAATTTAGAGAAAGAGCATTAAAAGCATGGAATATTATTAAAAAATTAGATGATAAGAATGTAGCTATTTTAACATCATCTAAAATGATTAAAATGTTTAATGCTTATAATCAAACTAATGGAATTTGGAATGAAGAAGCTAGAAATATCTATTTATCCAATGAAATAAATAAAGAAGAAAATAAGTTGCCAATACAAGAGAAAATAACTAATATTGGAGAGAAATTTGAATTATCAAAAGAACAATACAATGAACTAAAATCAGATATTGAATTTTTATTTGAATTTCAACCACAATTAAAAGAAGAACTTTTAAAAGAACTTAATGAAGTTCATGATGATGAAAGTTTAGGAAAATTAATAGAAAAAAAGTGTAAATAATATGGCTTTACAGTGCCCAAATAAATCAGATCCTTCTTATAAAAAACTTGTAGAAGAACTTGGAAGTGAAGTATTAGCTAATGCTGCTTGGTATAAACAAACTCAAGAAGAAATCAAATCTCCAATATATTCTACACAGAAAATATATGTAGACAGGAGAATTAAAAGACTTGAAGGAGAATTAAAACAACTTAAAGAGAAAGACCCTAAATATTCAGCTAAGTTAGAAGAATTAGAATATTTAACTTCTAAATCACAAGAAGCTAAACTATTAGATAAATCTAAAGAAGTATATTTAGAATTAGGTAATTATACATTAGATAAAATAGATAGTTTTATTAAAGATTTAGAAAATAAAGAATTTGAACCTACAGCTAAGAATATTCAACATGCTTTAGAAGTTATTGGTACTTGGATAGAATTTAAAGGATTAAGAGACAAATCTAGTGATTTATTTGATAGACTTATTCCTTTTTATAATGAGAATATGGTAGAACAAGTTAAAGAACATTCTACTACTAAAATAGCTCCAACATTAGAAGATATTAATAGACAGGATGAAGATATTAGAACATTTAAAAGATGGACTGGATCATTAAGTGATCTACCAAATTATATTGGTTCTACAATTGGTTCTATTATTAGAAAGACACAAAATAAAGTTGAAACTAAAACCAAGGAATTAGGAAAGAATATTCAAGAACAAGTTTCAAAATTAGATGATTATGCTAAAAAAAATGGGGCTACTATTGATGATATTTATACAATATTAACTCAAGAACATAAAGGTACATTAATATTAGCTAAAGAATATCTCCAAAATGGAGAAGAAAATAAAAATTGGACTAAAATTCAAGAAACAAAAGAGTTAAAAGAATTTTATGATTTTTATCAGAAAACTATTGAAGAAGCAGAAGATGGAATGCCTATTAAATTAGGTAAATATTTTGTTCCTAATATTAGAAAATCTGATTTAAAATCTAAATTAAAAGGATTAAATCCAATTAAAACTAGAACTTTAAAAGGATCAATAGAAGAAGAAAATCTATTAGATATAGTTCCATTGGAATATCATAAACCAATTCCTCTATCTGAAAAATCAAATGATTTAGGTACATCATTATTTCAATTTGCTAAATTTGCTGAAAATTATAGACAAATGTCTGAAATTCTTCCACAAGTTAGAGTGCTACAAGAGCAATTAAAGTTTAAAATGGTTGATGGAGAAATTCAAAAAAGAAAATTCATCAATCCTTCTAAACCTTCTACACCAATTAATGGTGAAGATTCTAATATTTATAAAATTGTTGATGATATAATTGAAATGCAGGTTAAAGGTAAAATGAAATCTGACCAAGGAAATTATATAATTGAAGATTTTTTTGATGCAGATGGGAATAAAGTTGAAAAATATATTGATGGTGTTGGTTTAGCTGACACAATGTTAAGATATAACTCTTTATTAAGAATAGGTTTTAGTCCAATTGGTGCTACAGTTAACTGGTTATTTGGTGATATAAGTAATATAATAGAAGGTATTGGAGGAAGATATTTTAATGTTAATAATTTAAAAGATGCTAGTAATATATTCTTTAAACAGAACTTTGATAAAGATTCTGTAATGAATAAATTACTTATTAGAATGAACTTTCTACAAGAATTAGATGATTATGAAATAGCTGAAAAAATATCTAAAACTGGAAAACCTAATAAACTTTCAACAGAGAAAGCATTAGAATATATGTATTCTCTACAAAAAGCTGGTGAGAAATTCTTACAATCAAGAACTGGAATGGCAGTTATGATTAAAGATGGATATTTGACCTCACAAGGTGAGCTAACAGACAAATATAATAATGCCTCAGAACAAGAAATAGAGCAGTTAATTGATAAAATTCAAAGACTTAATCAAAAAATTCATGGTAGATATACACAAAAAGAAGCTGCTGCTGCACAACAAAATGTAGTTTATAGACTTGTATCACAATTTAGAAAATGGATTCCATCAGCAATTGAAAATAGAATAGGTACACCACAATGGGACAATAGACTTCAAACAGATGTTGAAGGTATTTATTTAACATTCGGAAGACTTGTAATTAAAAATTGGAGAAATCCACAACAAGCATTTGAAAATTTACTATTACCATTATTTGGTTATAAGAAGTTATTAGAATCAGGTAAAATGACTGAAACTGAAATATATAATATGCGTAGAATGGTAGCTGAAATTATTACAGCTTCTGCTATGATATTATTTTATGCAGCTTTACATGGTGGAGATGATGATGAAGATAAAAAGTTTAGAAGACTACCATTAGTTAAAGTAGGATTAACTTTATTAGACAGAGCATCTGGAGATTTAACATTCTTCTATTCTCCGTCACAAATTAATAATTTAGCTAAAAATGCAATTCCATTAAGTAAAACAATTGGAGATATTATTCAAGCTACAACAATAGTTCCTAAAGTATTATATACAGGAGATTATACAATTAAAAAAGGATCTCATAAAGGTCAAAATAGAATATTAAAAGAACTATCTGATGTAACTCCATTAGTTAAACCTATATATGATATGTTAAGAGTATTGTCAGATAATCAATTGGAGGAATTACATTAATGGGAAGAAAATCATTATCAATAATAGACAACAAAAAACTTTGTATAAGATGTAATGAAAATAAAGAAATTTCAGAATTCAGCAAAAATATTTTATACAAATGTGGGTTAGATGGATTTTGTAAAAATTGTTTAGCTATTAAAAAATATGGAACTCCATATAAAGGTAAAAAAGGAACATATCAATTAAAATCAATTGAATATAAAAATGGTACTAAACTATGTACAAACTGTAATTTGATTAAATCAAAAGAAGAGTTTTCAAAAGAAAAAGAAAAATATAAAGCTCGCTGTAGAAAATGTTTAGGACTTAAATATAAATTAAGAAAATTTAAAATAACAGAAGAACAATATAATAAATTTCTTTCCATTCAAAAAGGATGTTGTGCTATATGTGAGAATCCAGAAAGCCAAGAAAAAGAATTATCAATAGATCATTGTCATAAGACTCTTAAAGTAAGAGGATTATTATGTCAGGCTTGTAATACTGGAATAGGATTATTAAGAGAAAATAAAAACATATTATTAAAAGCAATAGAATATTTAAACAAATAAAAATACACTCTCTAGCACCATAAACTAGAGAGTGTATTAATTTCAACTTCACTTTATCAACCTTTTATTATTCTTTCTCTTATTTCAGATAAAGTAACTTCTTTGATTAATACTCCATCTTTATAAATAGTAGTTAATCCACCACCAACTTCTTCTTTCCAAGAACATTGATCTTTTAAATATAAAGAATAATCACCGTTCATATTTACTCTCAACAAGCCTTTAGCAGACTTTTTAGTCCCATCATCAGTTATTGGATCTTTAAAGATTTCTCTAGCTTCACCATTAACTTCTACATAAGTAGACTTAACAGCTCCTCCTTGATTATCTCTAGTTGCATATCCCATTGAATAACTACCAATACCTAAAACAATGTTAGTACTAGCAAATCCTTTAGCTTTAAGTCTTTCACAAATCTGTTGAGCCCTCTCTAAAGTAATTGAATCACCATAAATAGCTCCTATATGACTATCTAAGACTTTATATCTTTGTTCATTTATAGTTCCACCAAAAATATCCCAAAGTAATTCAATTACACCTTTATATTCAGGTGTGTCTTTTAATTTACCATATCTATTATCAGGATCTTTTCTTGTATTAATTCCACAAATAATATCAACAGGATCTCCAGAATCAGGTCTAATTACTAATTTACCATCTCTAGACATAATTCTATCTTTCAATTTAGGTAAATATTCAGTTAAAAGTTTCCACAAATCCCAAGTATCAGAAACAACACTTAAAATACCTTTTGGATATTGATCCATTAAATATTCTAATGTATTTATCTCTCCCTCTTTACCATGAGAACACATTACTGAATGTTCACTAGCTGGAACACTAAAAGCTGTATTATTTTCTTTATAATAATAACTTAAAGCTTGTAATGCTGGAACTGTATCTGTACCTTTAAAACTAGTTAAAAAGCCCATTGCTGAACTAATTGCTGATTCAGGAGATTGCATTCCTCTAAAGCTAAAATCATGACCTTGAAAATCAACAAACCCTATATTATCTTTATCAGTTTCTAAAGCATATTTAGTTAATAGTTTTTTATAACCATAAGCTAAACTTGCTGAATGAACTGGTTTCCAAATTAAAGTAGAAATTAAAGTTTCCAAATAATTTGTTACCCAGAAAAACTCTGGTAATGTATTTTTAATTGTAAATAATGGAATACCTGCTTGTATGATAGTTCCTTCTTCTAAAGCTTTAATTTCAATAGGTAAATAACCTAAATCATGTAAAGCTTCAAAATGAGAAACATCATATTCACTTCCTAAATAATTAGTTAAATATTCTTTAGCTTCTCCACAAACAATTTCTTTAGAAACACCAAAAAAATCATTTTTAAATACATCATTAATATATTTAATCATATATTGAGTTCCAAATACAACTATATCTTCGGCTTCAACTGGCATTCTTTTAACAGTTCTACAAGTATAATTACTATATACTAATGTTGTACCTTTTGGATACATTTTTTTATGTCCAACCTTGTAACCATCACAAAGTATTATTGGATTTATTTTCATTTTTTACTGTTTGTATTAATTTTTTTAAATCATTATATACTTGAATTAAACCTGCTCTATCATCTAATAAAAATGAATGAAAAGGTTTTCTACTTGTCCAAGATAATGGTATTCCATCACTATTAATTTTTTCATAAGGTATATTATGTTCTTTTAAAAAAGAAATAACATAACTATGATCTATATAAGCTATCCAACAATCTAATTTACAATTAATAGAATATAAATCTCTAATCAATTGTTTTACTAATTCATATGAAGCCCCTGTTTTATGATAATCATGTATTGTACCATCAAAATCAAAAGCTCCATATAAACTGCCATATCTCTTATATTCATCATATAATCTTTCATATGATTTTCCTTCTACTAAATATTCATCCATTATATTATTTTAAATTGTGTTACTTTAAGATCATCTATATCCTTCACTGAATTAGTACAATAAAAACTATCTATATGTTCAGTGAAATCTATTCCTTTATTAAAATAAGCATGAGAGATATAAAGAAAAACTTTAATTGCACCTTGTTCTTTAAGTTGTTTAGCTAATAAATGAAAAGTATAACCTCCATCTAAAATATCATCAACTATTAAACAATTCTTACCTTTAACATCACCTAATATATTAAGTGTAACTTCACCCTTCAAATTCCTAAATTTATTAGCTGCAACTAAAGGTAAATTTAAATCTTCTGCATATTTAAATACCTTCTTATAAGCTCCAGCATCAGGACTAACTAAAATTAAATCATCTGTTTTACAGTTTAAAAATGAATTTTTAATATAAAATATAGAATCCTTAACATAACTAAATGAACTAATCTTTTCTGAATTATTAATTAATGCCAAACTTACGTCACTATGAGGATCAAAGATTTTAACTCTATTAAAATTCATTGAATTAATAAAATCACATATAATTTTTAATCCAAATGATTCATTTTCACTAAATCTTCTATCAGATCTCTGACCAAATAAACAAGGAATAAATAATTCTTTATATTTTAAATGATTTGTATAATCAGATATTTCTTTTATTGCTTTTAATACAAATAAATCTTCATAAGAATTTATTCTCATAGATATTTTTGATTCAACATCACTTATTTGAACATTTACTTGTCCATCTGGATATTTTATTACTTTCATTTTCTTGAATATTTAATTTTATCTTTTTCCACTTATATTTCCATTTAAAACCTTCAGCAGTTCTTTGTTTATTATTTAAACATTTTGAAAAATTTTGTCTTACAGTTTTAAAATTTAATACAATTTCTTCTACATTAGTCCATTCTTTAATAAAATTTCCTTTTAAATCATATTGTAAAATAGGTTTATATTTTCTATTCATTTCCTAGAATACTTTATTTTATCTTCTTCATCTTTAAATCCATCTTTACCAAAAGTATAATCACAATAATCATAATCATTAACTATTTCTCTTGATTCAGGAATAATCTCTTTAAATGATTTAACTGCTTGATTTATTACTCTTCTAACTCTTCTATAATAAGTAGAAGCTTTATATCGCCTAGGTTTTTCTTTAATTATGGGTTTACGTTTACTTCTTGACATTAATTTGTATTTGAACTGTGATGATCTACAATTTCAGTTTTTATATTCTTCATAATATCTAATATCTCGTCTAAATGATAAGGATATAAATTATTAGTATCAACTCCAACATCCATTGATTTACCAATACCTTTTAAACTTCCATGAGAATGCCCAAACAAATGAATTGCTCCTTTATGAGATTTATTCCAAACTTGATGAGAATAATGAGATAAAACTATATTAGTTTTTCCATATTTACCAGATTTCATAGAATCAATTTTTAAATCTAATTCTTTATAATATTGAGTTGAAGAAAATAAACTTTGAATACCCATACATGAAGAATGAGATAAATCTAATTTATTATCTTCAATTTTTTCATCATGATTTCCAAATATTAAATGTATTTCTCTACATTCTAATCTATCTCTGAACTTTTTAACCTGTTCAAGTCCACCAAAGCTCCAATCACCTAAATGATATAATACATCATCATATTTAACTATAGAATTAATAGATTTAATCAAAGCTTCATCATGTTCTTCTAATGTATCAAAATCTCTTAAAGATTGAATTCCATGATTAGATCCTTTTTCTTGAACTTCCCAAGTAGTTGTTCCTCTAACTATATTTTTATGATGAAAATGAGTATCTGAAGTAAAAAATATATTTTTCATATTATTTTATCTTTATAATTTTCTTCAATAAATTTCTTTATTTGTTTGTAAGATTCATATTGTTTATCAATATATTCAACTTTATCCATATTAGTAGGTAAAAAATACTCTTCTCTATTAGCAACTCTTAATTTTGCTTCTTCTAAAGATATATCAAATAATTTAAATTTTAAATTAATTCTAGCATCTAATTTTAAACAATTGGATAAATTAATCCATCTATTAATATATTTTTCGGTTAAATTAGTATTATCAATAATTATATTAAATCCACTTAAACTTAAATGTTTATAAAACTCATCTTCTAATCTAGTTACATCTCTTTCAATATAATTTAAATCTTTTCTCTGATAATAACCATCTAAATTACCTACTAAAGTTAATCTGATTGAGTCACGATTAATTCTTAAATAATTAGAATTTTCTTTAATAAAATTAGTAGTCCAAGTTGATTTACCTGAACCACTAATTCCTATACATATAATTATTTCTTTCATATTACTAATTATCTTCTGAACCTCTTTTACAAAAAGTAACAGATTCTGAATAATAACCATTAGATTCACCTAACCACCTTATAGTTACATAACCTTTAATAGTAGCTAATTTATAAAATGTCCAAGTAAATGAATCATATATCTCTCTATCTAATTTATCTTCAGAATTAGTTGATTCATCAGCTTGTAATATAGGAGTTCCTACTAAATTTTGTAAATCTCCTTCAATATCTTCTATATAAACACTTTCACAACAATCTTGACTATGATATAAAATATATTCTTCACCATTATCTAATGTAAAAATAAGCTCAGCATTATCCTTATTTTCTATTTTACTTAATATTTTACCTTTTAATTCTTCAAAATTTTTCATGTTTTTAATTATTAATGAGAGTCTGGAATGCTATTACGTTCCCCAAAAATTAAATAATCTGGATTTATTACTTTTGAAATCTTCTTTCTATCTCCAGAAATACATTTTACAACTATTCCTTCATGTGGAATTTTAGTTCCTTCTATAAATTGATTATTTACAAAACTATCTTGAATTTCTTTAGACCACTTACCTTCATATAAAACGGGAACCCTATTAAATATACTTAACTCTTCAAAGCAGTATTTATTACCTTCTTCATAATGAGGAACATATTTACCATTTAGTTCTACATCAAAAGCTAAAATATCAATGTTAGTTCTATTATAAGAATATTTATCTCCTTGTATACCTGGTCCATATATTTCACCGTAAATTATATAACCTTCTCCTAGGATGTCTAATGGAATATCTTTAACAATAGTCCATAATTCATTTTTTATATTATAAACATCAGCAATGTTTTTCCAAACATCTGTAGAGTAGAATCCCTGACTATCAGAACCCTTCTCCTTATTATGACTTCCGTAAACATATTCATATTCTATATATTTCCAATCATATGGAACAGTATAATAAAAAGTTTTATATAAAAATCTTTTAACTTTATCTAAAATAGATAATTTAGATTTCTTAACAATTCCATATCTAGCATTAGTTCCATGAATCTTTCTAGTTATTACAACATCATCTTCTTCATTAAACATGTTAGGCGTATTCTTTTGATTTGGAAATTTATAATAAATATGAAAATTAGGATTTTGATGATATTTATGTTTCCTTCCTTTAGAGTCTTGAGTTATAATTGCTGGAGGTTCATATTTAAAAATACCTAATTCATCCATTAAATCCTCACCTTCTTTATATTCAGGATTTTTAAGTTCTCTACTTTCCCAAGGAATTAAAATACATTCACTATAAACACCTTTTAATTTAACTGTGCGCACTCTATTACCTTTCCTAAGATAACTTGTTATTCCCCATTTATCACATAAATCTTGAGATATTACAGCATCAGTTGTTATACATAAAACTAAATCTCCTTCTTTGTGTATATTCTTTTGAACTATTGAAGTCCAACCTTCCAAAGTTGCTAATTCTATCTTATTAGCACCTTCTATTGGACTTAGTTTAGTTATTTTAGCTATAAAAGCTACACTATTTTGATTTTCCATTAATCATTAAAAATAGAACTTAGTTTATCAACTATTTTATTATTAGATTTTTGAATATCTTTTAATTCCATATTTTCTGAAGTTAATATAGATATTTTAACTTCTTTAGAAACAATTGAAATATTAATATTTTCATTAATCTTCTTTAATTTATCTATTGTTTGTGTAAAGATATTTAATACATTAGCACTTAAATCTTTATGTGTTTGTACTTCTCCTTTTATAAGAGTATTTATTTTATTTACCATAATTTTTATTTATTTTTAATTCTATATTTTAATTCTTTTTCAAAAGTAGTTCTATATAATTCTGAAATATGAGTTTGAGTAAATAATATTGCTTTAATATGATATAATTCCAAATCTTTAATTGGTTTCCAAAGAGTTTTAGGTAATATATCTCCATTTTTATCAAAACTAACTCCCCAATAAAGATATTTCCTACAATCAGAATGTTTATTAGAATAAATAGAAGCATCTAAGTAATTATATGATTCTCCACTTCTTTTTAAATAATTAAGTCCACCATCAGTAGCAACAGAATGACAATTACACCACACAAAATCGTGACCATGTTTACTTTGAATTAAATCATCACACAATAAACATAATATTCTATTTGCTATTAATTGTTTTTTCATTATATATCTCTTTTAATTTTGATTCAATTTCATTTACTTTTTCTATAGGAACATTATCACAGTAAAAACAAAACCAATTAAATTTACTTTTAATTTGAGAATATTTAAATCCTGGAATTTTAATTAATTCTTGAAATTCACCATCTAAATATTCTAAAGCTTCTGATTTATCTAAAGACATACCATAATGACCTTCTTCTAAATAGTCTTTATATTTCTCATTAAATTCTTTACTTGTCATTATATTTATTATTTAATTATAAATGGTTTTACTCACTGATAACCATAAACAGTCTAACAAACGTTTTAGTTGAAATATTATTACTTACGTTCTATCAATTCTCATGATAAACTGGTACGTTTTAATAATTAAGCATTTCAAGAGTTTCGATCTATTCTAGAAATAGCTAATATTTATACTTTCTGAAATACAAATTCATCTTTTTTATGTACACATACAGTATAATGTTTACCACAATCCTTACATTGTTTTTTTCTTCTTTTAGTACCTGTAGCCAAATATCTAAATCCCTGTTCTAAAACATTATTAGAACCACAATTAGGACAATCTAAATTAGATTTACCCAAAGCAACAGCAACATGAGTTTTATGTTTAGTATGAGGGTTCATTTTATCATAAATTTGTTGCAATCTAATTACATCAATTTTACAATATTTAACCATTTTATCAAGAGCTTTCTCATCATGATCTATAAATATAGATTTCCAAGTTTTAAAGCCTCCAGCATCCATTTTCTTACCAACTCCTAAAACTTGACCAATATAATCTAATTTATTAGAATTAAATAAATAATTACTTCTAGCTAACTTTAATGTATCAACTGTTTGATAGGAAGGAAGATGATCTATTCCATGAATTAAGGCTCTAGTTTTAACCCATTTAACATCAAATTTATCAGAATTATGTCCAATAATTTCATCAGCAGAATTCATAATTTCAACAAAATCAATAATCATTTGTTTATCATCTCCTCTATTCCAAGTTAAACTATGTACTTTTGATTCGTTAGCCCATTTATAACATATACAAATAATTGCTCTCTCTTGAAGAATATTATCTGGACCTATTTGTAAATTATACCCAACTCTCCACGAAGCAACAATATTTGGACTAGTTTCTATATCAAAAAATAATCTCTTAAATTTAGTTTTTACTATATTTTTTGGTGGATTCTTTATCAAAATATCTGCCTCATCTACATCTAATTTTTTATCTTCAATAACACTAATTACTTTATCTTTAGAATTAGGTTGATTAGTAATTAAAATATTTATTTTTTTAGAATCATTTCTAGCTTCTTTTAAAGCTATTTCATGATCTTTTAAAGATCCATATAAATCAGATATTTCACAAAGTTTATCTGCTGATTTCTTCAAATATCCAGGTTTAGAAATTAACCAATCATAAATTAATTTTTGTTTTTTCGTTAATTTCATTATTTAAATTTTAGTGTTTTTCTTTCTCCTTTTAAATAATCAACTAACATTTTATTATTTCCATTATTTTGATTAACTTTAGTTGCAATAAAAACTTCAATTGGACTCCAATAATCATCTCTATCTTCTTCTTTTGGAGAACCATTAATTTTATTATTTTTTAACGTATTATTACCAAAATTACTATCATATTTATAAACTCTAGAAGCACACTTAGTAATTAACTTTGTAGATCTATCAGTAAAACAATCTCCAGTCATTTGACCATATATACAACTAAATATAGACTCTGGATTTAATCTTTCAAAATTCAAATTATTTAATTCTTTCTTTTTAGCATATTTTAATAAATTAGTTGCTTCTTCTTTAACTAATTTTTGCATTAATAATTTTCTTTCTTTTGACATTTTATTAAAATTTTATATTTCTGATTTTATTTATCAAATCCTTTCTATTTCTTTCTAATTCATTAACTATTAACATAGAATTACAAGCCAAAGCATAATAATGAGAATAATCTTGTGTATCATCAGATAATTCACCTTTAAGAATAGCAATTAAATGTCTTATAAGAGCTTGATTCATTTCAGGAATATTAACACCTTTATCTCTCCATCCAAACACATCATATTTACCATTTTTCTTATTCAATGCCATTCTTTTAGCCATTCCTTCTATAAATTCCCAGTCTATTTCATAAAATAATTTTCCTACACTATCTTTAGTTGGTTTATCATCAATAAATTCTTCATCATTTATACAATCACTAGAATGATAAAATAAATCATTATTTAAATCTCTAGCTAATTCCCCATTAAGGGAATCAACTCTAGTTTTAATTGGAAAATCATAATCTTTATACCAAGCATCTTCATCTGAACATTTTACTACTTGTATTTTCATAGTTTTTATATTTTTCTTTAATTTTTTGAATATTTCTAAATATAATATTTATATATAAATTACTTTTTTCTGCTATTTCCCTTTGAGAATATCCTTCTAAAAGATAATTTAATATCAAAGTTTCTCTTTCAGTTAATTCTTTCTTAAAAACATCAATTTCATCAAAATATTCATTTTCTATATAACATTTATAATGATCTGGAAGAATTTCTTCTTCCTCATTATCATCATCAAAAATAACTAATGATTTTTTAAACATTGTATATTGAGCATTTTTTCTTGTAATATCAAATAGTTGATAATAATTTGTCTTTAAACATGAATTTAAAAACATTTTAAAATGATCTTCATCTTTCATTTTATCTACACCATATCTATGAAAATCTAAATATGTTTGTTGAATTAAATCATCTACTAATAAATCTACATCTTTTAAAATAGTAGATCTTGAAAGTAATCTAAGACCAAATGCTTTTAAATTACTTCTTTGTTTTTCAAAATCTTCTAATTTAATTTCCATAAATTATTTTGCTTCTTTATCTATTGTTATATCTTTTATTTTTTGTATAAGTTCATCATCACTCATATCTTCAAAACTACCTCCCATTAACTCTTTAACAGCTTTACAAAATGTCATAGATTTCTTATTCCAGATGTAATCTAATTTTCTAAGTGTCACACCAATTGCATCTTGTTTTGTCATAGTTCATCTATATATTTAAATTCTTCTTTTTCTAGATTTGGTGCATCTAACACCTCTTCAATCAATTCTATATTTTGTTCCAATTCATCTGCTATCATCCTCCTTGTACTTTCTAATGGATAAATAGCATCATATATAGAAACTTTTGGTAAATTAAACTTATTTAATCCTGTGTTTCTATAACTTTTATATTCTTCAATTAATACTTTCTTATAATTCTCACTAAACTTTGAATACTTTCCTTTAACAAATAATTCAAAATCCTTTTTAAACTTTAATGGAACATCAAAAAATAATACAACTTCTTTATCATCATCACTATATTCACAATCAATATATTCACTTATATTTGATATTCTATATATATCTTCTTTTAATGGTTCATAATCAAAATTATCAAATATTAATACTATTTGAGGAAATCCAATTTGTAAGAAATTAACATCAATTAAGTAATCAATTTCTCTTTCTTTATTTATATGCAATAATTTAATTCCAAGCATTGGAAGTAAGAATAATCTACTCTTATTCTTATAATCATCACCACTCTTCAATATTCTCCTCTTTGACATTATTATCAATATATTGTGCTCTATTATATTCAATAGGAGCTTTAATTTCTAAATTTTCATATTTGTCTAGTATTTTAATACATTTATAATTTCTATAAAACTCTTCTATTGCTATAGATTCATCTTTATAAAAATCTATATATTCATTAAATGTTCTAGTTCTACACAAATCATTATCATGAGTTATTTTCCAAGTAAGACCAGTTCCTAAAAAAATCTTTTTAGCATAAACTTCACCTTTACCTTTTAATCCAGAAATCCCATTATGAGTTCCTGTAATCATACTAGACCAGAATTTATAATTTGCTTGTTCCTTAGAAGTTATAATCCATTCAAATTTCTTATAATTGAAATGACTTCCTTCTAATCCTTCTAATATATCACTATCACAAGCACAAATAAAACTAGATGGTATATTATTACTATAAATTAAACATAAATCATCAGCTTCCAAATCATGATTAAAAATAGCTTGATATTTATCTATTAAATATTCTCTACATTCTTCAAAATATAGAGGTTTATCACTTTTTCTATTTCCTTTATAATCAGATTTTATTTCATATCTAAAGTTTTTACCTAAAGTTAGAAATAATAAAAAGTGTGTAGCTTCTGTAGTAAATATTATTTTATATATATAATTATCTAAAGATGCTTTACATTCTTCTAATGTTTTAGGAATTGTATCCTTTTTATTATACAAATTTATGTATAATAATGAATCTGAATCAATTAAAGCAATCTTATTTGAGTTCATAATTTTCCTCTAATAATTTAATTAATTTTTCAGCTTTTTTCCTTCTTTTAGTTAAAAATGTACCTAAATCCTTCATTCCAGTTGAATATTCTGAAGGATATGAATTTGTATACATTTTTAAAACTAAATGAGCTTCTTTTAATACACTCGTTGGCACTTTATACATTATTTCTAGCTTCTTTTAATTGTTTTCTTTCTTCTTGACTTTTAATATTATGACAAGGATCACACAACATCTGATAACCATCAACTTCACAAAATAATCTCTTACAAAATTCTGGTAAATCTTCAAATGAATTTAAACTACCAGCACCAATAATATGATCACATTTTATTTCTTTGTCAGGAAACCAATTTTCACATTTAGCACACTGTACTTCCCATTTAAGACGTTTATTAGATGACTGATTTGGTCTTCTAGCATTTTTTCTACATTCTTGAGCAGGCAACCAAAATCTAGATTTGGCCCTCAATGCAGCCCTCAAGAAAGAAAAAAAACTTGATGTTGTCATCGTACCATTATTAAATGGTTTTTCAACTATTTTCTTTTCTTTTTTAACTTTAATTTTCTTTTGTTTCACTATTTTAATCTTCCAAACCATTCTTTTGTATTAAATATTTATTCCATTCATATTCATTACCAATATTAATTTCAAACTCAATACCAAACCAACAAAAAGAAAACTCTGGAATTGAAATAATTACTTGAAAATCATTATCATAATCCAATAAATTTATATTAATACTAGGTATAAAGTTTATACATTTATTAAAAATTAAACTAAAATGTAATTTATATCTCTTCATTATTTATATTTTTTAATTTGATCTGTCCAGAATTTTAAATAAGTAAAATATTTAAATTGAAGTTTATTAACATCAATTATATTATTTATTAAAATTGCTTGTGTACCAGATACATTATTTTTTAATAAACTTATTGGATTTTGTAAATTTACTTCTCTTTCTAATATACTATCATCTGTAAGAAATATTGATATATTCATAGTTTCCAATTTAGTAATTACATCACTATTATCATTAACTATAAATATATTATCTGTATTTAATCCTGTTTCAACTACTATATCATTAATAAGACCTTGATCTGTATTACTCGTAATAATATAAATATCACTACCATCAACATCTAATACTATTTCTTTAATTAAATCTCTAAATACTTGAAAACTCCACATTTCTGTTGTAGGAGAAAATGCTATTTGTAATTTATTATTGTTCATTTTAATTTATTTTCTATCATTTTTTTTGTTTCTTCTATTCCAAATTTCTTAGTGTAGTCTGAAATATCTTTCTCATTTGGAATATAAAAATAATCAAATTTATATTGATTTACCAACTTATTTGTTTCAATTATTCCTCTCTCATCATTGTCATAGTTAATTATTATCTTATTAAATCTTTTTAATAATTTATCAACTAATGATTGTTCTAGTTTATTTCCTTCACCTTGAAGTGAAATAGCATTATAACCAATTATATTATAACAAATTACATCTTTTAATGACTTTGTTAGGATTAATATATTACCAATTAATGGAAGCTGAGAATAACCCTCTATATCTGAACTGGAACCACCACTGAAAAGCCATTTATGTTTCTTATCTTTTGATAAAGGCCAATAAATCTTATATGAATACCCTATTTCAGAATTGAATCTATATGCAAAACAGGGATTATTCTTATTATAGGAAAAAGTTATTCTTTTATTACCTTTTATAAGATAAACTTGTTTAGCTGAAAATACATCAAATTCTTCAAGTTTTTCTAATGGAATTCCATATTGTTGCCAATATTTGTAATCAGAAATTGTAAATGGTTGTTCTAAAATTGTAATTATAGATTTCTCTCTAGGAATATTAGTAATTTTACCCTTAAATTCATCATTAGAGAGAAGAATTCTTGGTTCTAATGTAATACTACTCTTTCTAATTGAAAAGTCATTACCAATAATAGTGAGAGCTTCAAAATAATTAGAATTAAACTTCTTAGCTACATAATCAAAACAAGTATATGATTCTCCATTACCAAAATCTTTATAAATTAGATTATTATATTTGGCTGTAATATAACAAGAAGGATTGTTATCTTTTCTAAGTTCAGAACAAAAAGCTACTTCTAATTCTTTAAAATTATGACAATAATATCTAAATATATCATATTCTGAAATTTTTGATAGTATTTCTTCCTTAGTAATAGAATTTAAATAGGCACTATCAAAATTTAATTCCATATTATTATATTTTAAAATTATTAGGCTGAATATCTAGTAGCCTACCATTTAACTTACTTTCATAACCAGGTTATATAATCCTAGTAAGCACCTAATAATTTATTTTATGTTAATTGTTTTTACAATTGACTACCAAGGTAGATCATCTCCAGCTTTACCTGCTGTAATTCCACCTACTGCTTCTACTGAAGCTGCTGTTTTAATGTGAACTTTAGTTGATAATTTACCTAAGTCTTTAACTGGTCTTGCAAATGTAAATCCTCCAAATACAGACTTAATCCATTTAGATTTATCTTCTCCCGTTGGCATTATTTCTTCTCCTGCAATATTAATAGCAATTTCTTTACCTACTAATAAAGAAGACAATTTCATGTCAATATTTTCAGTAGACAAACCTGCCACTTTAGTTAATGCTATTTCCTCTGTACAATCTAAAGCTGCTTCAATTAGCGTTAAAATTGCTCTTGTTGTATAAGGCATAGCTCCTTCACTAATATAATATACATGAGAACATTTAGCCAAATTCTTATCTTGAACACTTATTTCAACAAAAGGTGTTTTCTTTTGAGCACTTTCTCCTTTCTTAACTTCCATTATTGTAACAATATGATTTCCAGGAGCTAAAAATGCTGGGATATTTTCATTTGTTTTTACTTCTACTGCACTACTAAAATTTAATTCCATTTTCTCTTCTTTTATATTTATTTTTATATTTTAAAATAAATTTCTACGCAGATTTACATTCCCTATAAAACTTATTAAAACGGTCTAATTATTGTTATATTAGTTTAGATTTTCAAAAACTAATTCTTTATCCATATTCAATTGATTTGTAGGAATATCATCTACCAATACAAATTTAGGTTTAAAATCTCTTTTAATCTCTAAATTTAGTTCTTTAGCTATTGCTTTAATATTTGTTAATGATAATTCATATTTAGTCATTAACTCTTTTCTAGTTTTTCCTGAAGTTACATCTACTGTAAATTCTGTTTTTGATATTTGTTTCATATTATCTATTTTAAATTTTTAATTTTTTCATAATCAAAATACTTCAAATAATTATCAATCATAAAATGACAATTAGTAGTTCCACCAACAGAATATTCTAATTTCATAGCATTATCCATTGCTTTTCCTGCTGCAATTGCTTTATTTCTTAGTTTATCTAAAGAATTTTGATATAATGTTTCTGCTTTTTCTTTATAAGAAATCATTATTTTTATTTATACTAATAATAACTTTTTGTTTATTGTTTTTTCATTATCTCCAAGAAACTCACCATTTATATCAAAATATTTAATCAATCCGTCAGAATATTTTAAACTATATTCTCCATCAGAATAAACATATTTAGTTATAGGTTCCATTGTTAAAATAATTCTTTCTGTAATTCCTTAGCTAATTTTAATTCTCTTTCTTTTAAATCTTTAGTATCAATTGCTTCTAAAATCAATTTAAGATTAAATGGTTTTTCACCTTTTGCTGTTTGAATTTTTAATTCTTGTTCAGCTATTGATTGTTCAATATTAATTACTTCTTTCTCTAAATCTTTTTCAGCTTTTCTAGCTTCAAAAGGAGCTTTAATTGCATCTAAAGCATCTTTACCTAACTTAATCAGGTCTATATATTTTTTCTTAACTTCTGTTGATAATTCACTCATAATAATAATAATTTTTTATTTAATTTATTTTCTTGTTTAATTGGACTTTCTAATTTATATGGACTTGTTGGACTATATTGACTTCTATCAAAACCTCTAAATGGATCAGTACCTATTCCACCCCAATCTCTGATATCATCATTATGATCATCTTCTGCACAAACAGACACTATATAAGGTCTAATACTAGAAAGTGGACCACCATTCATTAAATCTTGATATTTTCTTCTCAAATCATAATTTGTTTGAGGACTTATTTTATATCTCATACCTGTTTGATATTCTTGTATAAAATAACCATCAGTAGTAATTGTTACACTATTTAAAAAATCTAGTAGATTAATATTAATTACTTTCATTTATTTTGATGTTATTATCTATTTTATATCTAAAAATATACTTTCTTGGTTTTATTAATCCTTTTAATTCAGAACATTGTTTTGATATACAAGCAATTGAAATACCTAATTGTCTAGAAGTTTCAGAAATAGAATCAAATTCATAAAGAAAGTTAAATTTAGAATCATAAACAATTATTGCCTTACCTTGTAATAAAGTAGTTCTTTTTTTTAATGATTCAATTCTTTCTTTAGAAAATTTTTTACCTCTCCAAAAATCACCTACTTTCTTTTTAAATTCTTCACTTCTTGTTACTCCAATAGATGAATAGGCATTTTTACAAATATTATATCCAATCTTTCTGTTATAGCATTTGGTAATATCTAACCAATATTGTTCTCTATTTAATAGACTTTCTTTTAATTCTACTTCTTCAAGTATTTCAAATATAAAAGATTCTTCTCCATATTTGATCCAAGCTGATTGTAAATAAGGATTTTCATGTTCTTTCTTTCTTAATAAAGAAACATGAGTTCCTATTCTTTTATCATAATATGATGCAGAACCAATATAAAATTTATTATTTACTATATTTATTATTTTATAAATAACATTTCTTTTTTTAAAATAGATTGTTTGTTTATCTGAATTCATTGTAATTTATTTAAGTTAAGGGTTACAATTATAAAGATAATCATTTCCTTTCACTTTTACAACTTATTCATTAATTATTTAATCTATGTAGACTTTTTCCCAAGAAACAATAGAATAATCTTTTTTATCTGTATCCCATTCACCAATCAATAAATCTTGACCAGTTAAATGTTTACTTCTACTACCTTCAGCTACAGCTTCTCCGGCTTTAAAACTCAAATATGTATTACCATCGGATCCTCTATGTAAATAAGCAATAGTATCTACAAATGAAGTTGTTATTGACTTGACCTTGCCTACAAGATCAATTTCACGTCCAATAACTTGTTCACTAAGTTTAGTTTCAATTAATTTATCTTTAACATGTGCTAAAAATATTTTTCTACATTTTAAAGCCTTCATCCTCATAAACCATTTTTGATATGATTCCCTACTCCATTTATAACCATAACCCTGACCTAAACCATGAACAGATTCAAATCCTTCTTTACCAGGAGGAAATTTAGCACCTAATTTTGATTGAGGAGCTAATCCAGCATCAATATGATCTTGTAACACTCTATTAAATGATTTACCTTGACTACTATTCATATAATTTAATGTACCTTCAATTTCACACCATTCATCAAGTTTTGTTAGTGTATCAAAAGCTACATATTTATATGGATTTTCCTTTTCTAACCACGTTAAAACCTCATCCAACTCTTTTAAATTATTTACATTATGTACATAACCATTAACATAATTAGCACCACCTTCCAATTCAATAATTCCACAATCATCTATTCTAGAAACTAAATCAGTTTTACCCATTTTAGGCTTAGAATAAATTAGAATTTCATTAGGAGATTGTAAACTTACTAATGTTTTTTCTTTTTTAAATGCCATTATTTTTTATATCTTTTTTAATTTCATTTACAAATTTTAATAAATCTTTAGCAAACTTCTCCAATTGTTTTAAATCTAAATTATAATCCAATGACAATTGAACACCATCTTCTTCTAAATCATAAGTTAAATAAACCTCTATAGGTTCTTCTATTGGAATATCTGAATTAATAAAGATTGTTTCATTATAATATATTTGTTTTTCCATTTTAAAAATCTTTTTTTATTTTATTTATTCTTTCATAGTCATTTATTAGTATAAAACCACTTATAACCATAAGCAGTTTTTCTTTTTCCAGCTAAACATGTACTTATATTATAACCTTTAGATCTATCACCAACAGATAGTGCGGCAGATGATATACTATTAAAATAGGTTTTATTACCATTAATATCCATACTATAAATAGATATACCTCCATGCTTTTCACTAGGATTACTCCAAACTCTAGCTTTAGATTTTTTATTAATTATTTTAAGATTTCTTTTTTGAGATTCATCTTTATATTTCCAAATATATCCTCCACATTTATTATAAATACCATTCATACATTTACATATATTTGTAGAAGCTAAATTATATTCTTCACATGCTTCTCTTATTGAATTCCATTCTTTTATAAACAAACCATCTAAACTGTATTGTAAAATTTTAATATGTCCACAATTTTTTTGTAAACTTCTGGCTTGCTTAATCTTCTTTATACTTTCTTCACTTTGTTTAGTATTCAATCTAAAATTTTGAGGACTAGAAGTTTTATTATATCCATATTTTAAATCACAGACATTTAATATATTTATCCAATATTGCTCCTGACTTAAACAAAATTCTAATTCACATTGTTCAAGAATTTCAAATATAAAATTAGATTCTACATATTTATTCCAAGAAGATTGTAAATGTTTATTTGGATGTTTATTATTTCTTAATAATGATAGATGACAGTTCCACCTTAATTGAAAAGATTGTGTTGTGCTACCAAGATAAATCTTTCCATTTATAATGTTGGTAATTGTATAAATTCCTATATTTTTCATGCTATAAATATACACAAAAATATATAAATTTACAACTTATTTATATTCTAAATTCACTGTCTCCAAGCTCTCTAAAATAATTACACTCACCTTGAAAAAATAAATCTAAATTAATATTTCCTCCACCTCTTCTATTAAAAATAATACAAAGTTCTCTATAGTTATCTTTTAATTTTTCTATATTAAATCCTTGATATTCTTTAACTTTGTAGCGAGCTGGTGCAAATAATCCAATCATCAAATCGCAATCTCTACCAGTTAATTTACAATCACCTAAACCATCAGCACTAGGTCTTAATTTATCAATTATTGTACTTCCCTTAAAAGTAAATTGCTGCTTCTCTTGATCTCCTGCTTGCTGTTGAATATTAACTACTGTATATTTAAAATTATCTCTCATTTTTAAACTATAATCAGAACTAAATTTAAACATAGCATCCCAAAGTTCTTGTTGTTTACCATCAATTTTTTCAGGTTGTAATAAAGACAAACTATCAGTTATAACTATAACCTGTTCATGTGGATCATTTGGTTCATAATAATCATAAAATGGATTAGCTACTGGATCCACTTCTGTACCATCTTTTAAAAAGAACTTACCATTTTCTCTAGCATATTTTCTAACCTCTTTATATATACCATGCGGATTCCTTATATTATCTATAATTGTAACAATAGATTCCACCCTAGTAAAATAATCTTTATAACTATCTATTAATTGTTCAACTCTATCCTCTAAAACATATCCTTTAAAATAAGATTTTAAATTATCCATAGAGATAATATATTTCTTATCATTATATATTTTATTAGAAATCATTTGTAATAATTTATCTTCTTTCGAGATTTCCAAGCTGAAATAAAAAATTTTTAATTTAAGATTAGTTTTATTATTTAATATATAATTTAAAGGTTCATATAAATATAAATAATCAGCAATTTGAGTTTTCCCAACTTTACTGTTTGCTGTTATAATTACATATCTACCTTTTTGTACTCCAGGAAGAACAGTAGAGAGTTTAGGTAAATTTAACCAAGGTATTAAAATATCTTCACCTTTTAATCTCTTCTGTTTGTTTTCCTTTAGCTCTTCTATTACTCTTTCTATAATACTCATAATCTATCTTCTCTTAATTCATCACTTCCATTCTTATCAATAAACCCATCTTTCCTAATAATCTCTTCAACTTCTAATTTATATAATTCCCATTCTCTCTGGTTTAACCATGTTGTCATTAATTTAAAATATTCTAAACTTTTAGCCTTAGTTCTTAAATTAATTTCATAATTAACACATTGTAATATTAAAGAATGTAATGCTTCATCAATTCTACCATTTTTAATAATAATAGATTTATATAAATTCTTACATTTTTCAGGATTTCCTTGTAATCTTCTTTCAGAATTACCAGCTTTAATAGGAAAATGATCCCTTAGTTGTTGAAAAGCATCATCAAATGTTAATGTACCATTATAATTAATTATTCCAAGAAATTCTTTAGCAAATTTATCTGTTAATTCAACATTATTTAAATCATTGGTTTCTCCAGTAAAAATTAACCAATTATCATTAGATAATAATTCATAAATATTAATAGGAATAGATTTATTATTATTAATATAATTAGCTAACGCATCTACTTCTTCATTATAAATACACCAAAGAATAAAATAAGCTTCTAATGGAATCTTTAATTTTAATAATTTATCTATATTAACTTGCATTATTCTCCTTAAATTTATCTAAATAATATTCCTTAGCTATATTATAAGCTTGTTCCATTAACATTTGGTTAATCATATCTCTAGGAATATTAATATTTACTTGTTTTTCTTTTAAATCAAAAATATATCTCTGAATTACTTCTATTTTATTTGGTGGTTGTAATTCTGCTATTTGAATTAATGATTTAATATCTTCATCATTTATCATTATAATATATCATAAGTTGCTTCAAATATATCTTTCTTACAAGGATAATATTCACCTTTTATACCTCTTATAATTATATCATCATTTGTTACATTATATGAAGTTCCTTCCAATGTCTTTACACTTATTGTCTTGCTATCATAATTTAATACAAAATTATCAAGAAAATTATCATTAAATGAATTAACCCATTCAACTAATTTTGTACCATTCTCTGATGATTCTGTATTAATTATATAATAATCAATTATTACTGGTTTTTTCTTCGCTTTCATTTATATTTTCAATTTGTTGTTCATTTAAATTTATATCAAACTCATATTTTAAATCATCAATTAAATCATGAATATTATCATATATTTTACTTTTCATCATAAAATCAATATACATTTGTAATTCTTCTGGTTCTTCAATAATCATAAATTTAAATTTAGTTTAGTTTACTTCCAATTTTCTATTACATCATAATACATAGGTTCTTTATTCTCATAAAATCCATGTCTAAAATACTTCTTTCCTTTTAAATAAGCTTTCAAATGTCTTTTTTCATGAGCTTCTTCTAAAGAAGAAATAAAACCATCAATTTTACCACCAAAACTTCTTGTTAATTCTTTAGGTTCTTCAATTTTAGACATATCTCTATCATTAACTAACTGAGTAGCCATCCAAGATATATCTTCTTTACCATCTTCTGTCATATTTATTCTTCTTTATTACTTTTATTATGTAAATTTAACCATACTTCTTCTCTACATTCAAAACACAACCAATAATCTCTTTCTACTTCTTTTAATTCATCAAATTCACAACATTTATCACAATATCCATTTCTATCAGGTTTATAATAAAATTCTGGAGGATTTAAATCTCTTTCTAACATATTTATTAATTTAAATCATTTCTAATTCCAACCATTACAGGAAATCTAGGAATTCCATCATCTGTTAATTCAAAATATCTAATAGTTGCTATTTTACCAATATACTCATCTTTATTAGTTAATAAATCTTCTCTATCAGCATGAGATAATTTACAGCCTGCTTTAAAAAATTTACTATGTAAGCCTAATGTAAATAAAGGGGTTCCATGTAAAGGATTAGCATCATTTGGTTCTATATCATAAATTGGTAAATCCATATCTTTAAAGTCTTTATACTTTAATAAATTAGAACTTCTTCCATTAACTTTATAACCTTCTTCTCCATGTCTAATGATAGAACCTTCAAAACCATCATTTATATTTAAAGAATGTGAAATTTTTAAATCACTTTCAGACTTACAAGGAGTAGTCTCTACTAATTCAACTGTTTTAAAGAAAATTAAATTCTTACAAATTAAAGAATGTCTAGTATTATATGATTTATCAGAAATAACATCATATACATGATATTTTATTAATTCAGATTCACCCTTTCTATATTTTTTAATTAGTTTCATATTTTCTTGAAAGCTTAATCCATGAGCATATAATTCACCATCCAAAATAATATCTTGTTTAATATTAGATAAATCATCAATAATATGTTGCATATTTTCAATTATCTTACCATCTCTAGACATTAATTTAACATCTCCATTTGATTTAATAAAAGCAAGGCAACGTTGACCATCTAATTTAGGCTGAATAAATACATTTTTAGACCAATCTATTTTATGCTTTTCATCATCATATGATTTAGCTAACATAGGAAGAATTACTTTTTCACTTTCAGCTAATTCTTTAGTTTCAAAATAACCTTCATCAAGTTTTTGTTTAATCAAAGAATCCATTTCTAATAAAGCTTGTTGATTACAATCTGTACCATTAGATTTACCAATATTCTTAGGAGTACAAAACTTTTGATGTTTAACTAATTTACCATCTTCTAATCCACTTTCTTGAATTAATAAAGCTCCTTGAGTATAAATTTGCCATATTCTAATCTTTCCACGACTATCACGCTTATATAATATTTTCATTAAAATATAGTTTTATCAATTGAAAATTCTATTTTATCTAATTTAATTTTATGTTTCACAAATAAATTATCTAATTCTTGTTGAAATTCTTCAATATATTTATTATATAACCATTCATGATGTTCCTGTTTAGTACATAATTCTCTATAATCATTTGCTTCATTTAAACGTAAACTCATATAAGGAAAACTTAAAGAATTAAGAAATCCTTTAAAAGAAATACTATCTTTATAATTATTACGTCTAATACAATCAAACCAATATAAATTAAATAATTCTTGTAAATATATTTCATTAGTTTCCCAATTAGCATTAGACATAAATTCCATTGCTATTCTAATATTATCTTCTTGTCTAGATTTCAATAAATCACTACATTGAATAAATAATTCTTGATTACCATCATATTTATAAAGATATTTATATAATTCAGTATCTAAAATATAATTATTATATTGATTATAAGTATTAAAGAAGTGTTCAATATTATATCTAGTATGAATTCCAACTTCACTTTTAGTTAAATAAGAATAATTTGATTTCAATTTATAATAATCAGAAATAACAATAACATTAGCTTTAGACACATCTCTTTTTATAATAAATCCACTATCTCTTAATTTAGTTTGAGAAACTGTATTATTAATTAAATATAAAGATTTTCCTTTAATATCTTCAGAAATATATTTTATATTATTATTTTCAAAGAAATCATTAAATTCTTGTTTATTATAATAATTCTCATTATATTTAACTTCTAAATGTTTAGGTTTATCATTTTGTTGCATCGTATTCTATCTTAAAATCATTAAGTTTGAATTTTTGAGTACCTAAAGTTTTGAAATATTCATTAATCTTATTTTGAAATTGAGATTTTATCATATAAGTAAATCTATCTTTAACTTGAGGATTAGTAACAACAGCTAAAGAACTATCTATTCTCGGTAATAAATCATGTAATCCAAAACCTAAATTAAGTGTATCAAAATAATTTCTTATGATATTTTTTTTGTCATAAGAACTAACCTGAGCTCCTTTATTATGATATAAATATAATATCCATTCCCAATTATTCTTTAAATCACTTCCAACTATCATATTAATAGCTAATTGATGATTATCAGCATGACTACTATCAATTAACTCTTTTAATGTAGAATAACTCTCAATATCAATTATATAACCATTATTTAAACTATCATTGAGTTTATTTTGATTAACATATTTAACTTCTTGTTTTCTATCTATAAAATCTAATATTAAATCAATTGTATCTTGAATTTCACATGATTCATTATAAATTCCATATACAACTTCTTTAGTATCATTATCAACTATATTTGTTCCATCAAAATATTGAGGATAATTTGATAAATTAAACTTATTAATAATTACATAATCAGCTTTTTCTTTCTTTATTACTCTTGATATTTTCTTTCCACAATAATCAGTTATTAAACGATTAACTGTAGTATTTTTTGTAAAATAAATACAACTATCATTGTCTATTTCAATATTATATGTTACCCAAATCTGATTAATATAATCGAATAAATCTTGATCTATAAATTTATTATTTCCACTTATTACTATTCTCATTATTTTACCATATATTTAATAAATTCAGGATTTCCAGCTAATAATTGAGAAAATGTATTATTAATTCCTACAGTCTGCTTAACCATTAAATATTTTTGATCTACACTAAAACTTGGATGTAAAATTAAAGCTAAATATTGTTTAATATTATCTTTACTTACAGTTTTTTGATTAAATCTCATATAATTATACATACGTGTAGTTAATATGGCTGCTGTAGCTGCTTTCCAATTGCTACTATCTTTCTCACTATCTCCGCAACATTGTGTTAATTGAGATTTAGCTGTTTTTTCATCATATTCTTTAATTAGTTTCTCAACACTTGGAAGTTTATCTAATTTCTTATTAACAAAATTAATTAATTGACTAGTTAAATCTTTACCTACTGATATATCTCCATAAGTAGATATTATATCTAAATGTTTATCAAAATCATCAATTGTACTCACTAAACTAAAAAACTTATCCATCATTCTGGGACTAACATTTCCACTTGCACTAATTCCTTCAGCTTTTTTATTTTCTAATAGTTCAGGAGCCCATAATACAAAATTAATTAAACGTTCATCTAAACCAATTTTTTCAGCCCTTTCAGCCCAATCCTTAGCATCCCATACCATATTTACTTTAACCATCCTAGAAGCATGAGCTGCATCAACTGTTTGAACATTATATTCTCCATCATCTGGATTTTCAGACAATATAACTTGAATCTTTTTATCTTTTAAATCCCAACCAATCATAGTTCCCTCATTACAGATTTCCATAACTGATTGCATTAGTAATTGATTACCTCTACTAAAATCATCTAAACACAATATTCCATTTTCTTTCAAATTAACAACCCAATCTGGAGGACAAGCAGATGTTTTACTTAATGTAGTTCTTTGATAACCTAATTTACTATATTCAGGAATCATATTTTCAGTACACCATATACTATCAGTACCACTTTTAGCCATTTCATATTCTTTAGTATAAAATCCAACTAATTCAGATGGTTCTGTAATTTGTGATAAATTTAATTTAAAAAAATCTCTACCTAATTCTTCAGCTAATTCTCTAATAACTGTAGTTTTTCCAATTCCATGAGGTCCAACTACAGACATTGAAATTGGAATTCCACCTTTATTAATTATTTTATCATTTGAATCTATTAATTGTTTTAATAAATTATATGTTTCTGTAGGTTTATATGTTGTTTGTTTAATTACACTCATAATTATTTTAATATTTAGTTTTTAATCTACGTTCTTTTTTATATTTAAGAAAATCTTCATCTCTACTAATATAATATCTTTTATTTTCATAAGCAACCCTTGATAATCTATGTCTTTGAATTGCTTTATTAATCTTTTGTAAAAATCTATTCCCTAAATTATCCCAATGACGATAAATCTCTCTCATAATAATATCTAATTCAATTAAATCATTAATAGGCATGTTCTTTAAATCAATTGAATTTATTGCCATAATCCAACCCATATCTCTAATGGTCCCATCTTTAGAAAATATAAAATCATCAAAATCTTCTAATTTATATTTCTCCTTTACCATTATCTTCAGGTTCTAAATTCAAATCTTGTAAAGTTTTAAAATACCTAGTTTTATTAATTGAATTTCCATACTTATAATCTTTTATTTGATTATAAACATGAGTTTTAAACTTCTTTTCTGATGGATAAATTTCTAAATATTTTAAACACATAGTTTTAGCTAAAAGATAAGCATCTCTATCACTACTAAACATAGAAAGAAGTTCAATTTTCTCTTGCTTAGTTAATCTTTGTATTTCTTTCATTTTTCTAATTCTAAACTATTTAATATATGAGCAGCTATTATTAAATCTTGATCATTTTTTGATTCAGAATTTACTAATAAATCCATAACTGTTGATATTATTTGATCTACATTATCATTTTTAAATGAATAATTTTTATATTCAGATAAAACTAAATTAACAGCGGTTCTAAAATTACAGTCAGACTCAAGATTAAATTTTTTAAATAAAACTTCCTTTGTTAATTCTTTTTCATCCATTTTCATTTTTATTATCAATTATAGCTTTAGCAATTAAAAAATTATCAAGATCTTCAGATTTCATCAAATCATCAATAAAATTTTGTTCCTCTTTAGAAAAATTAATATTAAGATAGGAAATATGACTTACTCTATCATCATTGTCTAATTTATACTGAAATACAGTTTCTTTATTATTTTTATAACCTAATGAATACATTAATTTTCTTTTGGAATTTTAATCCATTTTCCACACCCTTTAATTACTTCTTCTGATCCATTACTACTAATTACCCATAATAAAGTTTTATTTGTTTTAATTTCAGGAACTTCTGCATGACCATCAGTAAATATTAAACAAGTTTCATATTGTTTTTGTTTATTATAAAATTCAATACAAGGAGTAAAATAAGTTCCTCCACATCTACTTCTTATAAAAATATTTGAATTAGCTTTATATTTAACTATTGGTCCTACTTCTGTATCAAATGCTCTAATCTCTAAATCGGTTGTTTTACTTAAATGCGCAATCTCATTCAGAAAGTCCAATAATTCAGGTTCACTAACAGAACCAGACTCATCAATAAGAACTAGCACTTTATTTTTAGGTCTTAAAACTATCTTGGGAGATCCAGGAAATCTTTGATTTTCTCTTAATTTAGTTGTTTTAATAAAATATTGCGTTGAATTACCAACAAAATTTCTTATGTACTTCTTATAATTAAATTTTGGTTTAGGCTTTTTAAAGCCTTTAATTAAACTACTTATTTCAGCAGGAATATGTCCTTGAGATTTTTCTATCTCTTCTACTATACTTTCAATTGTATGTTCAACCTGAACTCTTATAGCATCCTTTTGACTATCTGATAATGGATCATTTGATATATTTCCTTCTCCATCAACTACTATCCAATGATGTTCAGCTTTTTCATCAATTCCTATTTCTTCCTTTTGTTCATCTGAAAGTTTACCTAATTCTTTATAATAATGATCTCTTCCAGCATTTGCTTTCCAATCTAAATCTGGATATTTAGTTTTAAAATCATCTATAAATATTCCCCAACTTGGTAATTGACTCTTATTAATTGTTTGATTAATCTCTAAATCACAAGCTATATTATCCATTTTAGAATTAGAATACATATCCATTGTAATTAAATGAAACAAACAAAGATGCTTTGCTTCATGACTGAGGCATTTTGTTAACTTATATTCTCATATAAGATCGGACTATCCCTTAATCCTCATTTGTAGGATTGTGTATTATAGTCTCTGAACGTCTTGGTATATAATTAAAAAATTTAATTTTCTTTCTTTCCATACATAAACAATTATCATAATAGAAAAAATCCCTTAATCTAATAGAGTCGAAACCTCTAAAATTAATTGTATATAATGGATTTTTTCTATTTTTTGTTACTTCATGAAAAGATTTTAATTTTACAGGTAAAAATATTAATAATTGTTTTATAAATTCTTTATTAGCACATACAAAAGTTGAACCTAACAAAGTTCTTGTTTTTTGTCTACTTAAAGGATTAGATACACTACCATCACCATCCCATAAACCTCTACAAAAATCCCCAATATATTCTTTTGGAATAATTGGAAATTTTAAATTCATGGTTTTATTAGGAGTTAATCCAAAAGATTCTAAATCTTTTCTCATTTGATGAGAACTTATTTTTAATTTATAAATATATTTATTATATTTTTTATGATGTTCTTTATTAATTATACCAGTAAAATTAAACTCCTTTTTAATATCTTCTAATATTTGTAAATCAATATTAGAAATTATAAAAGATCTTTTATCTTTAGTTGGTAAATTTCCATCTGTATAAATTAAACCTAAAATATAATATTTATTTGAAGAGTCATTTGATTTAGAAAAGTAATTATCATTTACTTTATAAATCTTTTTTTCTCCAACTTTTCTACTTATATTTAATTTTTTGGCATAAGACCATATTGTCTTATTATTTAATTTATATTTACTTGTAATTTGATTAATAGTCAAATTATCATAATCCCGTTTAAATTCTTCTAAATTTGTAATATTCTTAAATTTCATAATGTAATAGTTATTAGGTGTATATAATCATAACTTAATATACCATTTATTTATAACATTTACAACTTATTACTAAAATTTATTTTATATTTACCACTTTCGCTGCTGATTGTCCAATTTTTATCTTTTTTACTATACCTGAGTAATTAATTCAGCCCTATATTATATTTCTATATATAGTTAGTAGATAAAACTCTAAGGAGTTTCCAGTCAATTTAACACATTTTAAATATATATTACTATATATTGGAGCTCTCTAGTCAACCCCAAACTTCACTTCATCACTAAATTTAAACCATTCTTCTGGATTGATTAATAAACTAAAGTCCATTGTGCTCTTATTTATAGCCACAGCAGCTACAGGAATATCCTTACATTCTTTTTTTTCAATGGTACTCATGAATAATCCATAGAAAATATCATTTATTAAAAGTTTCTTAGATATTTTACTAATATCTTGTATTAAATCTTGTGTCATTTATTCTTTTCTATTAATTCTAATTTTTTATTCTCAACTAAACTATAAACTATATTAGTTCCAATAATCCAATTAGCTGTATTTTTAGTTTTTAATAATTCATAACAATTATTGAGTTCTTGTTTATTTAAAAGAGTTAAAATAAAACTATTTGTAACAAGATATTCACCTAATAACTCACTTGAAATACAAGTTTGATCCTCTGGATTCTCCAAACTAATTATTACTTGAAGCATTCTTCTATTTCTAACTTTAATTGAAGGTAATTCAAGATTCTTTAATATAGAAACAATTTCTGTATTATGAATATTAGCTATTTTAGCAAATATATTTTCATATTCTTTCTTTTTACTCATTTTCTATTTTATTAATAATCTTCATAGCTCTATCAATATAATATTTATAACAAATATCATAATCATTAATATCTTTTTCAATATATTTATTAAAAATAGTACTTAACCAACCCGCTTCTATTTCAGATTCTCTAGTACCATCATCAATACCACCAAATATATCTAATTGCATCATGGCCTTTTTATTTTCTAATTTGGGAAGTCTTTTTAATATATTAACTCCATTATTGGAAATATAATATCTATTAATTTTTTGTAGTTCAAATTCTTCTTGTGTTTTCTTATTAAAACTAATTAGTCTATTTTGACCAATAGATTTAACTCCCAAACAAAAATCAAATATATTAATATGATTTTTAATAGTTTTTTCAATTGAAATATTATTAATAAAATATTCTTCTAAAGCTATTGGAACTATTCTGGCTGATTTATTTTTATGAAGTTCAAATTCAGTTGTAAAATCACCCTTTTTCTTAATTTTATTATCAGTAGTTACTGCAATATAATCATTAACTGATGTTTGAATAAATTTAGAATATAAAGTCTCTTCTAATGTATGTTTAGATAATATTTCCCATTCTTTAGATAATTGTTCATATAATTCTTTTTGATCCATTTTGACATAACTTAAACAACCATCTGTATTTAATGATACTACAGATATATTATTTAATAATAACATCTCTGCAAATCTTAATAATAAAAATTGATTAGTAATTGTAACACTAAATGTTACCAATGGATCATATTGCCAACTATGTATTTGATTTGTCATACCAAATCCACCACCATTATTTGCAAGCTTATAAGCTTCACTATATGATTGGGCTTTTTTATCACCTTTTTTAATTAATGGTTTATATTTATATGCTCTTTCATCATAAATATATTTTACTCCTTTATACCAATTAACTCCTAAGTGTTTTGGATACAATTGATTTTCAATTATTGAGCGTGGATACATTCCAATACAATCTTTATCAGTTAAATAATATTCTTTATCAGATATTATTTTTCTTGGTAAATCCACTGTATGAATCCCACCAAAATTGAATGATATTTTTAAGTTTTTAAATGTAAATATACTTCCTTTTTCTTCTTTAACTTTTTGTGGATTAAATTCTATTTTACAAAATTCATTATAAAAACTTTGTAATTCTAAAGATTGAAAATTAGGAAATATTTTAACACAATCAATTACTTTAATTTTACTTCTAAATGTTCCTTTTTTTGGTAATTCATATTTAGAAATATTAGAAAGTTTAGAATAAATATGTTTATTTATTTCATCTCCAATTTTAACATCATTATAATTCAAACATTTAATTTTAAATTCTTCAATAATATCCTTTCTTAATTGAATTTTATCAATTCCTTTATATAAAGAATGCTCTGTTTCACCAATAGTTATCTTATATAACTCATAAGTCGACATAACATCGTTCAAATTATAAGATTTTATCTCTTTTATTTGATTTAATGATATATCTTTAGTAGAATGATGTATTGACATCTCCTCTAAATTTAAATAATCTATAGAGAATTGTATCCATTTTAATCCAGTTAATTTTGCCTTATTATCAAAATGCCAAATTTTAAATAGATCTAATTGAGAAATTAAAACTTCTTTATTAGGAATAGATACATATACCTTTTTACCAATATTTTGATTTTGAGATTCAATTATCTCTTGAGCTTTATCATATATTAATTTAATAATATATTCCTCATCATAAATATCAATCCATTTATTCCAATTTAAAAGAATAAAATGTATTATAGGATAATCAAAATTATTACCATTAAAAGTTATATGTCCTTTACATTCTTTTAAATGTTTTATTAATTGAATTAATTCACTTTTATCTTTATGAATTATATATTGAACAACTTCTTTAGTATCAATATTAAAACTTGTATATGTAAATAATCCAGCTAACGTTTCAATATCTACACACCAAACATTTCTATTTAATATATTTGACATATTCTTGATTTATATAATACTAGGTCTGATTTTCTAACTCTTCTATAACTATTTAAACACTTATTGTTGACATCTAATAATTCTATTATATAATCCCAAGAATCCCACGATAATAAACCACTACAATTACAATGACTTGTAAAATTTTTAGGAACTATTTTAACATTTTGCTTACCACCTTTTCCAATATTTCCAACACCATTTCCTCCATTATTAGTAGCAATACATATATCACTAATTTTAAATTTGCTCATTTTCTATATTTATTTCTTTATGATCTATACTATTAAAAATTTCTTTTGTTCCTTTATATTCTTTAAGATTAAATTTATTCATATGATAAATTTGTTTTAAAAGAAATAAATAATCATATACAATTTTTTTAATATCTTCAGACTTATTAAAAGGATTAAAAAATATATTACTTTTAAAACCAATTATTGATTTTTTAAAATCTTTTTTATATTTTCTTGGAAGTTTAAAAGACCTAACTAATTTTGTTTTCTTTGTTATTTTTATCATTTTTATTAATCATATTAAAAAGTTTATATTATTATCATTAATATTTGATTCTTTCTCTTGTTCATTAATATCATTAATTAAACTATGTACATTTTCAATTAATTGTTTAAGCTTTCTATTCTTAAACTTTAAATTTCTATTATTAAGAATATCTAAACTCTCATCATATAATTCAATTGGCATTTTATTATATAACTCAAGTTTAGCTTTCTTAATTTCTTTTAAATTAATTAAATTTAATGCTATTTCATAATGATTTTTTATTAAATTTTCATTCATTAATATATCTGTATTATTTTATTAGATTCATTTAAATTTCCTTTATATATCCAAGTTCCATCATTAATCTTATTTTGAATTGATTGTTGATTCCAACCACTAAAGACTTGATACTTAGTAGTTTTAAACTTTTTATCAGGATCATACAAATATTTAATATCATTTATTAAAACAATAGAACCTTCTTTAATTACATTATTCATTTTCTTTTAATGTTTGATTGTTATTAACTACAAAAACTTTATCTGAATTGATTTCAAATCTAGGTAAACAATGAATTCCTTCTTTTAAATGTAATTCTTTCTTAATAAATTTGCCATACTTCTTTAAATCTTTACCTTTCACTTGTTTATAATCTATTTCCAACATAATTTTAGTTTTTATTTATTAATATATTTGTATTATTTTATTACATTTAAATGATTCAAAAGAAAGCCATCCACTTTTTCTAACTTCTTTTAACCAATTAATTTCTTTATATGTAGCTTTTCTAATATTTTCTAAGGAGCAAAACTTATTACTATTATTATGAACATATTCTTCATTCTTACACGCAGCAAAAATAGCCTTTGTATTAGTTTCATTTATACCATTAAATATGAATACATATTTGTGAACACTATTAAAATAATGATAATATTCTCCTATAATTAATTCTTCTTTTTTCATTAATATATCTGTATTATTTTTGAATGTTTTTTAACAACTTTCCATGTACCATCATTTAACATATCTAACTGTCTTGCTATAGATTCCTTATTTATACCACCATCTAATACTGCTTTAGAAATAACAAGTCCAAGTCCAAAATTAATTGATTTTATAATATAACTTCGATCTTTACTATAATACCATTCTAAACCTATAATATTATTTACATTATATTCTTCTTTCTTCATTTACTTATATTTTTAGTATTTTTACATTTAGGATAATTAAAACATCCAAGAAAATCTATATTTGTATTACTATTCTTTCTTAACATCCAATTAGATCCACAAGAACATTTACCATATATTTTATCAAATCTATGTTTTATATTATAATTCTTTTTAAACATTATTATAATTTTTAAATTAATAATTTATTTAATTAAGCTGTCATATTAAGAATCGAACTTAATATCTCTATCATCCTAGGAGTAGACTCTACCATTGAGTTAATGACATACCATTATTTATACTAGTTTAAACTAAGAACTTCTTCTTGTTTTTTAACAACAGTTGTAGCAATTACATGACCTTGTTGTTTAAGAATAGTTTCTAGTTTCTCTCCTCTAAGTAATATTAGAGAATAACTATCTACCATTCTCTCTCCAACTTGATAAGGAGCTACTTTTACATTTAAAAATTGACCAGGAATTTCCCTGTTTTCAGCAATAAATTGCTTCATTATTGAAGGATCTCCTGATTTCCAAATACAATCTGTTCCAGCATCATTTACATGAGATTGAAACACATTCCTTTGACGCATTTCTGCTAAAGGATTATTTGGATCCATGAAATAAAGTGTATAAAATTGACGGTTTTTCTTTGTGTCTTTAATTCTTTTTTCTGTTTTAATTTCAGACATTCTAATTGGTTTTACTGTTTCCATAATGTTTTTGTTTTTTTTGTTATATTTTATTATTTTTATGATAATTTATTATCATATGCACTTATATTTATAATGCCATAAGTTTCACATTTGTCCTTATTTTAAAGATATAGACTAATATCTATTAATAATATACAATTACAACTATCTCTGTGGTTTGTCCCATCTATATAGAGAATTTATATATTATTTAATGCTTTTAATCTCTTTTAGTAACAAAGTATGCTAATCCTAATAGTACTACAATCCAAAATGTTGAATCTATTAGTTCTATAATTACTTTTTCTGTCATCTTATTGTATCTCCTATATAATATTTTTTGTTTGTAAAATAATTTAATCCTCCTTCTAAATGAACTATATACTTATAGCCACTATAAACAGAATTATTAGTTTTATTATTAGTTTCAACTCCTGTAATCACCAATGGACTTAACATAAAACTTTCACAAGAACATAAAAATATTGCTAATAATATTACTAATATTTTTGTTTTCATTTTTCTACAGGTTTAGATTCATTCCAATTTTTCTCTATTTCTAAATTTACTTTTGCTATTTTATCTCTATCATCTTTATATCTTTGAGAATAATAAATAGCTTTACCATAATGAGAGTTTAAATTATCATTTATATACACACCATCAATGAATTTTTCTCCATCTTTCATAACTTCTATTTGATGATACCTAGTAGCATATAAGCTTTCTTTAGAATTCATATAAAACCAATTCCAAGAATATAATTCTTGTCTTCTTTTTAATAATTTTGATTTCTTAGATTCTTTGAAAGCTATTAAATTACTATTTTCATCAATTTTGAAATTGACACCATTTAATGTTATTATTTCTTCGTTCATAGTTTATATTAAGTTTTTGCAATATATTAACACTATATTCATATTTTTTCAACTTCTCTTCTATATTATTAAGAGATGTAGAAGAATTAAAATGATATTTAATCTTATCAGGATCTATTTTACATTCTTCATATAATAATTTAATTTTATTATATTTTTTACCATTATCCTTCATAACTTCAATAAACCAATAAGGATGATTAGATGGTAAATCTTTAATAAGATGCTCATTAATATTACAGTTTTTCAAATCTTTAAATTTAAACTGTCCAGCACCTTGAATTTTTATTATTTCTTCATCATCCATAATTTAATTATTAAATATTAATAAAAATACAATAACCAAAACAATATAGCAATTAAATTGTAATATTATTAAGGTTATTGTATATAAATCAACTTTACCTATTGATTTTGAGAACACAACATTAAAGTTGAGCACAAGACGTTTAAATTAGTAAATCTGAATTATTTTCTTTGGTTTTGATACTATTTTAGCCCAAACACCTTTATAATAAAGAAATCCACTACCTCTTCCTCCATCTATATTATTATCAGTATAAAATTGATATGTGTTAGGAGTAGTTTTATTTATTGTAAAAGTACAAAAATTATTAGGACAAATAAATTTAGTACCATTGGGATAATCCTTCCTAGCTTTAATTAATAATTCTTCATTTGTCATTATAATAATATAAAATATAAGAGAACATATTTCTACATTCTCTTATATTAATTAATAATTATTTACTTAAAATTTCTTTTAATGTAACACCAATACTTTCTAGTCTTGCTTTCTTTTTAGCTTCTTCAGAAAGACATTCTTCTAAAGCTATTTTAGTTTTCTTTAATTTCTGTAATTCTTCTTCATGAGTTACATTAGCATATTGTTCTAAAATAGCTTCTTGCCACTCACCAACAGTTCCACCTTCTTCCATATATTCCTTCAATTGTATTGGAGATACAGCAAGAAATTTATCTCTATTTTCTTCAATTGCTGCTCCTTTCTTTGTAATATAAGCATATAATTCTTGAAGCTTATTAACATCTTTAACTTCTGAAAGAGTTTCTCCCATTAGTTGACCACTAAGTCTTGATTTTTTCTCTTTGCTACCTGTTAATTGAGAAATTCTTTCAGTAATTTGTTTTAACATTGCTGGAATTCCTTCTTCAGTAATATTAAATTGTCCTGATAATGCTACTTCATTTGTTGCTTTTACTGTTTTTGCCATAATTGTTTTTTTATTTAATTGTTAATAATTGATTAATAAATTTGTATTATTTTCTTTTTATTCATGTATTTATTCATGAATTCTTGTTCTGTAATATAATCAAAACTTCCTCTCATATGAATATCATATTCTATTTTTCCATCTCCATCAACACCTATTAAATCTGTTGCATCACCCCAATATCCTTGAGGATTATCATATCCCTTATCTATTAATAATCTACAGATTCTTTCATTAAAATCGTATGAATTCAATTTTTCATTTTTACATTGTTGTATTACAAATCCTTTCATAAGTCTATATAATAAAATAGTTTAAATCCAAATATACCTCTTAGAAATCCAATTACTAATGATTTACTAGCTAATTCTGTTTCTTTGTAATATCTAATATAAATAATATCACCAATAAATTTTACTATTTGTTTTTTCATTGTTATTTCTTATTAAAAGCATTAATAACTCCAATAGCTAAGTTATTAGCTCTATTAAATGCTCTGTTTTGATTAATTGTATTTCCTCTATATCCTGTAGAAGAAGCTAATAGAATTTTATTTTGAATAATAATTCTAGGTCTTTTTGATGTAATTAATATCATAGTTTTTAGTTTTAATAGATTTGTATTATTTTCTTAAATTGATTTTTATATTCTTTTTCAGTAACTTCAATAAAATATTCTTCTTCCCTTTCATTGATAAAGTAAAGATTCTGATTAATTCTATAATTAAGATTACCTAATGAATTATTAATTACTATACCAATATTATAAGATTGATATATAACATTCTTCATAATATAACCATTATAATTTTCTATTGCTTTTAAATATCTTATTTTAGTTATATCCATATTTGTAACATTTTATAAAAGGTATTTCTATTATTTTTGATTTAGCTTGTTCTTTGTTAATATCAGAAGTAATTAAAAATGAAGCTATTATAACAAATAATAATATAAATATACAATTTAATAAGTTTTTAATTGTTTTCATTTGTTTATCATTTCTATGGTTTTTACACTGGTGTAGAACAAGACTTTCAACTTCACTGTATATTTTGTTCTAACTTAACTACCAGTGTCATCAAATCTACTTATAATGCTACTATTTTCCTCTAAATCACATTGTTTAGTATAAATACTTAACTTTAATAGTTGTAGCTTTTCAGATTAATTATAAGCTGCTTCTTTGAAAAGCTAGAAATAATTAACAATATCTAGGCAAATTAGCTCTAGTTTTATTTTTACTATATTGATTACCTGATTTCATTAAACCAATACTATAAGCATGTTTCTTGTTATCTGAATCAGAACACCATTCTAAATTATCTTTACAATTATCTTCTTTATTCCCATTTTTATGATTTAATTGAGGCAAATTAAAAGGGTTAGGTATGAATAATTCTCCAACTAACCTATGTATTCTTAATGTTTTACTTGAATTTCCTTTAGTTACTGTAAATCTAAAATATCCAAATTTATCTGCGTTTAATTTAATTGGTTTGCCTTTTAATAAAACCTTGTTTTTAGAACATCTGTCTAAACTTCTTGCATTGCCAAAATTGCTTATTTGATATAAGTTTTCATAGTTTGGGACATCTTTCCATTGTTCCATTTTTTACTTTTTTAAATAAAAACTACTCCACCTTACAGGTAAGTAGTGAGCTCATTTGTGTTGTAGAGCATAACCTTCTCTCTCTTGGGTTAATAATCCCTTTCTCAAGGGAACAACACATCTAATATTTCTATTAGTATCTTTATGTAAATTAGAGTTATTCTATTGATATATAATCAATTCTTTATTCAGTATCACTACTGGCAGTTTTAAGCTTTTATAAGCCTCAATTAAGAGAAATTATTCTAGCACCTCTATCTGATTGTCCCAGATTAATTTACATCAGGATCAATGTTTAGCCTGTAATATGGCACCGCGGCTCAAAGTTGTAAAGTTTATTTTTCTCTATCTCGTAATAATGTACACTTATCCAAACTAGTATTTTTAAGCGTATATCTATTACTCCAGAGTTACCACCTTAAAGTGTTATGAGCCTTGGTATGTAAGTATAGACTATCTGTCCATTTCTAAGTATTTTAATACTTCTTCTTCAACTTTTGAAGAAAATAAAACATTACTTTTTCCATTTGTCTTTTTTCTAATTATAAACAATCCTTTATTATAAGTATAACCCTTTCTTTTTGATTTCCCTTTAACTTTAATCAAATTAGTTATTTCATTCCATTGTCTTCCATTTTTAACACCAAAATGAATTTGTCTACTATAGGTTGGATAGAATAATTTAATATCTTCAGTGGATTTATTTTCTTTTATTAATTTCCAAATATTTAACTTTTCTTCATTTGAAAATTTAGAAAACTGCCTACTCATTAATGATTTTCTTCTAATAATTTCTTCTTTAGAATAATTTTTTATTCCACTTCCTCCTAATCCACCATCAGAATTATTACAAAGATTAGGAATAATTTTTCTGTAAAAATCAATCCAATAAATTTCTTTTTCTTGCCAATTACTTTCATTACAAATTTCTATAACTTCTATAATTGGAAGTAATCCAGAATTTATTAAATTGATTATCCAATTTAAAACATATCTTTTTCCTTTTGATTTTTTTGCTTCATATATGTGCCCATATAATCTTCTTTTTATATTGGTTGTTTTACCAATATATCTAATTAACCCATTTGGGTCTTTTAAACAATAAATGTATATTTTTTTCATATATATAAGATGCAGAAAACATCAAAAAGGTTGCAAAAATATCTTCAGCAGATAGTCTAATTTCTTTATTTTCTATTAGTTAATCTAATATATCTCATCCAATCATTGAAACAAGTAAATATTAAATCTGGATAAATTGTTTGTTTGATTTTCATATTATAATTTTTTATCTATATAAAAGGCCCATGAAACTATTGTATTTATTATAGAACCTATAATTATTATTGCTAAAGATATAAAAATTAAAAACATTTCATCTCTATCATAATTAAAAGTTTTTTGTATCCATCTACAATATAACGGAGAAAATTGAAATAACAAAAATGTTATTATTGTTGATATTATTGATTTTATCATTTGTTTTAGTTTATTTAATCATAAAATGCAGCAAATAATAGTAATACAATAAATAATCCTATTACTATACCAATAAATATACCAAAACCAATATCATCAGTTTCTTTATAATATTCACCAATATATTCATTTTGTTTAGTTTCAAACAAATATACTTTGTTATTATCAGATATTGTTAATACTGTATCAAATTTAGCTTCATCTTTTATTTTATCTACTAAAATAGGTAATTTATCTTGTTTTATTATTGTTGGTTCTTGACATGATGTTACAACTAATGCAATCATGAACATAAATATAATTTTCTTCATTTATTTTTAATTATTAATATTATTAATTACTAATTCATCTGAAGCTTCAATTACCAC